GGCGGGGCCAAGAGCTGCCCGGTGCCCGCTTGAAGGGATGAGAAGGTGGTCCCCGCCGCGACCTGGACGCCCTGAGCCTGCAAGGCCGCAGCCTGTGAGAGGGCGACGGGGACTATCCCGCTCGCGATTCCGGCGCCGGGCAGCGCGCCAAACGGCAGCATCGCCCCGAATCCTTGAAAGAGCTGTGAAGTCGCGAACCGACCGAAGAGGTCGGTCAACTGCCGGATGGTGGACATCGCGAGCTGCTGCGGCACCTCCACCAGGGCTCGTTTCCACCCGCGCTCAATGGGGACGAACAGGAGGTCCGAAAAATAGCGCTGAGAGTTGCTCGCGAAACCGCGGATGACCTCCTGCCCGGCTTGCCCCCAATTCTCGAGCTCCTCCTGCGTGTCGCGGAGGCCGCGGCGCATCCCCGCCCCGAAGTCCGTCCGCTCCAGCTCCCGGCGGAGGACGGACTGGGATCGGATGGTCGCTTCCAGGGTCGCCAGCGCCTCCCGGCCTTCATGGCCCTGGGCGGCCTGGACCTTCACGAGCCGTTCGCCTTCGATGACCTGGAGCTCCATGGCGACCCGTTGCGTGGCCGTCAAGCCCTCCTGTTCCAGCAGGAGCGCGACGCGGTCTCGGGCGAGCGCGACCTCCCGCTGATCGGCGCTGAGGACAGCCTGCCGCCCCCGCTCGATCTCCGCCGGCGTCGGCGGCCGCTCGAAGCGTTCGACCTCGGAGAGATCCGCCGCCGGCGGGAGCCGGCGCTCGCGGAGCTGCAGGATCCGCTGCCGCACACTCTCCATCAGGGCCTCAAATCGCGCCCCGGCCTTCAGAGAGAGCGTCTCGATGTCTTTATCCAGCTCCTCGAAGATCACCTTGATCTCTTCGCCGGGGGCCCCACGGGCCACGGCCGCGGCGCGTTTCTGTTCCGCCTGTTTGCGAAGCCGCGTCTCCTCCGCGGCCGCCTCGTTTGACATGGACTGCGCGATCCGGAGCCGGAGCTCGAGCACCTTGGCTTCGTCCGCCTCGAGGTCCGCCTGCTCCATCAGGACCTGCAGGAGCCCCTGGCGCGCCTGCTGCTCGCTCATGACCGCGGCGGCCATCCGGAGTTGTCGCTCCACCGGGAGGACCTTCACGAGCGCCTCGCCCGTCTCGCCGAGCTGCTTCTGCAGCCGCTCGGCCTCCGTCTGGGAATGCCCCCCAAAGATCCGGTCCATGATGCTCGTGAGAACCTCTCCGACCTTCCTGAGCTTGTTGACCGGGCTCTCCACATTCAGCCGCTCGAGCTGCTCGGAGAGCCCCTGCATCTGGGACCGCAGGCCTTGCGTATCCAGGCCGCGCACGGCCAGATTGACCTTCGCCTGGACGTCGGCGAACTGCTCAGCCCGTTGGATATAGATGGAGACCGCCGTCGCGGCGGCAGCCAGGCCCACCGCGGCCACCGACCAGGCGAGCGGCAAGCTGCGCGTCGCGCTCGCGGCGGCCGATGTGGCCACGACCATCTGGCCCAGCGCCGGGTTCAGTTCCTGAAGGAGCCCCACGCTGAGCACCCGCATCGTCCGGGTCGATTGGGCGAGGTTCGTATCGACCTTCGCGACTTCCTGCGACGTGGGCCCCAGCTGCCCGCGGAGCTGCGCCGTGGCCCGGCTGATGGTCTCCATGCCCTTGGCCAGCTGGGCCGACGCCTCATCGTGGGCCTGCAGGATGAGCGCGATCGTGTTCTCACTCATCAGGTCACCTGGTCCAGCAAGGCCGGATCATTCGTATAGAGCGGCGGGGCCGCGGCCGCCGCCTCGTCGTCCCGGGCGAACCACTCCGGGACCAGGATCCTGGCGTTCGCGTTGAATTTGTCGGCCGGGTCGGCGAGCCACTCGGCCGGCGAGCGGCCACCACGGCGCGTCATCCGACGGAGGAGGTCGTGGAGCTGCGGCGGGTAGGCGGGCTGGGAGGGATCCGCGAAGACGCCGATGCGGCGCAAGTAGGCGACCACGGCGGGCCCCAGATCCTCCCCCAGGAGCCAGAGTTCTTCCGGGCGGAGCCGCGGGGCCACGAGGGCCCGGGCGAGAAGCTGTTCGCCCCAGGCCTCCCACCCGACGTCACTCCGCCAGCGCGCCGCGGGATCGAGCGCGGCGTAACAGGCGCCGACGCCCGGCCACGCCCCCGGCATTCCCCGATAGCACTCCGCCGCCGGCAGCACGCGGACCACGATCCACGCGGGTGCGCCGCCGGCCGCTGAGGCTCCGGGCAACGGGATCCGGAACGTCCTATGCTGTGGCGCCGGCTGCCGCGGCCGCGTGCGCATCATCGGACGTCTTTTCGGTCGGGATGAACCCCGAGAACCGCAGGATCTCCGCGATCAGCCAGTCCGCGTCCGGCCCGAAGGCGCGGGCTTCCTCGGCGGAGACCTTGGGCTCCATGACCGAGAGCGCGATCACCTGGAAATCCACGTCCAGCCAAACCCGATCCAGGCGCCGGCGCTCGGCCTCCGGGAGCGACGCCCGCCAGTCGCGCAGGCGCTGGACCCGCTCGTCCGGCGGCCACTCCTCCTGCCCCGGGGCGGGTGGTGGGTGCAGCGTGCGGACCTCGCCGGCCGTCAGCCGCCGGATCCTTACGGTCTGGGGCTTCCCGGCCTCTTCGGACCAGGCCGGGAGGACCAGCGTGGTCGTGGCCCGGCTCAAGAGTGCTTCGCGCGTCACAGTTCCCATCTGGCTCTCCTCACTTAGTCGAAGGTGATCACCAGGCTGTCCTCGCCCGTATCGCCCAGCAGATTCAGCGTGACCGGGAACGTCCGCAGCTCGTCGCGGACGCCCCAGCGGAGCTGGCTGATCTGGGCCTTGGCGCCGCTGAATTTGACTCGCGTATATTGCAACCCGGTCGTCTGGAAGCTCCAGTCCACCAGCGTCCCGGCTCTCCACGTTGAGAACCAGTCGAAGGTCGCCGCCGTCACGGCTTCGGGGTCGAACTCCATGGTCGGCGGGCGCGTCGGATCCCTCGTGAGGAAGAACCCGGCAAAGGCGTTGGCGTCGTTCGGGCCCGCAATCGGGGGCACGATGTTGTTGAGCGCCATGGAGAGGCTGCGGAACTGGGCCGCGTAGTTGGCGGCCCCGATCTGGAAGGCGGCGGCGGCAAGGATCGGATGAATCGGCGCCGCCGCGGGCTGGCCGGTCACAAGGGCCTGGGTGCCTCGGCCTCCATGGAGCCCCGTAAACGTCGAGCGCAGGATCACCGGCTGCCCCGTCTGGAAGATCAGCGAGGCGTCCCCATGGGCGCCCAGGAGCGCGAGGCTCGGGGCATTCTCCTGCATGAACTTCAGGGCGACTGATTCGTGGCCACTCGCCTTGGGATGTTTGTACGTGACGCTCTCGGCGCCCGGCGTCGTCACCACCGTCTCGCTGAACCCGAGCGCGCGTAGGAGGAAGCCACCTTCGGGCTTGACGGTGGCCGAGTAGGCCACGCCTTTGCCGCGAAAGCGCCAATCGAACGCCGCCCGGGCCATCAGCTCCCCGGGGATCCCCGGCAGGGCGGCGAGCAGTCCCGACAGAGCGGGAAACGGATAGAAGCCCCCAGGCTCCTCCGGACTCAGCTCTTCGATCGGCAGCAAGTCGGCCGCGACGGGCGCGCCGCCAAAGGGATCCGTTCCGTACGTGCTCTCGATCTTCGCCGCCAGGGTGGAACGGCGGGGTCGCGCAACCGTGTTCGATGGCATCGGCTCAGCCCTCCTTCACCGCGGCGGCTTCGCGCTCGACGATCGTCAGCGCGGTCCCCGCTGGATAGAAGATTCGCGTCTCGCTATCTCGCTCCTTCACCCGGATTCCGTTCTCCGCGATCTCTTCGACGATCGCCAGCACCCCATCGGGCGTGCGCACCAGGTCTTGGACGTCCATCGGTTTTCTCCTTTTCAGAAGGTGACCTCCTCGGTAGCCGGCATCGTGATCTCCACGTAATGGACCAGATAGTCGCTGAACGTCCGGATCTCCGCGATCCGCACCGACGGCGGCCCCACCAGGAGCGCCGTCCCATCCAGATGATCGAGCTCCTTCACCCGGAGCGCCGCGCAGACCGTCTCGACCAGGTCCTGGAAGTCCTTCTCCGTGGATCCCTCCTGGTCGAGCGCCCGGTAGCCCCGGATCACCATCAGGTGGCGCCGGCTATTCACGCGCTCCTGGTCCCGCTTCGTCTCGACCGTGGACTCTCGGGTGATCGTCCAGCCCTGCATGTAGGCGAGCGCCTCGGACTTGAAGTAGGCCAGGAAGCGCTCCTTCCGCGTCGCCCAAGGCTCGAAATCGGTGACGACGCCGATCGCGGCCACGCCATCGAGGACGGCCTTGAGCGCGGTGCGGAGATCGCTCAGCGCCATCAGCGGCCTCCGAGCTGGCGGGCCAGCCGCTCCCCGAGCGCCTGAAAGCGCTGGCGGGCGATCGGGTCCAGCCGCTGCGCAGCCTGAAAGAACATCGACGCCCCCGTCGTGCCCACGCGGCCGATCTTGCGGGCGATGAGGAACGCCACGCTCCGGGCCCGGCGCGCATCCGAGATCCCGAGCTTCCGGACGACCCAGAGCAGGAGCGCCTTCGTCGGCGGTTGCTTGCCCGGCCGGCGGCCGCGCTCGACGATCGGCAGATAGAAGAGCGAGGACGCGACCACGCCCGTCCGCGCCCCCGGACGCCCGCGCAGCTCCGTGAAGATCGACCCGCGGCCGAGGCCCGAGGCCCCCCGCGGCGTGCCGCCGACCACGAGCCGCTGGCCCATCGACGACAGCTCCGTCAGCTCCGCCGAGATCTCCTGGTCGAAGAGCGCCTGAAACGACCGCGATTCGAAGAGCGGCCCGGCCGTCTTGAGCTCGATCGTCAGGGGATCCCGTCCCGCCATCAGCGCCACCGCCGCGGGTGATAGAAGCGGTCCCCGCCCGGCTGGAGGTCCACGTCCAGGTCAATCGACGCGCCCGCCGCCGGTACCTGGTCCTGATCCTTCAGCCCCAGGTGCTCCTTGAACGCTTTGAGGAGCCGGTCGGCGAGCATCGTGTAGTCCTGGGCCTTCGTGCGGTAGTTCACCGCGTCGGCGGCGAGCGTCGGGTCCTGGGTCTGCGCGTAGTACGCCGCCAGGGCGCGAGCGCCGAAGCTCGCGGCCAGCTTCGCGGCCGACTCCCGGTCGAAGACGGCCACCGTGTCCTGGGTCGCATCCACCGCGTGGCGCACCGTGTAGAGGAAGCGCACTTTTTCGCTCGCGGTCGGGGTGTGACGGATCAGTCGGAACCGAAGCCCCTGCGTGGGATCCCGGTACACCAGCCAGTCCTCGCGCTCGATGAAGTCCGGCTCCCGCTTTCCGGCCGGA